TTAAAGAGATTATAAGCAATAATTTTGCTGGAAAACATTTTTCATCAAGAGTCTGGGAAAATGAAACTGAGGTTGCCAAGCATCTCAATAAGCAAGTTAATAATTTTCTTAATGGCAAGGTTAATGTTAATCAAATTAAAAAAAATATTGAAAAAACTTATAACACTAGCGCTTATAATGCACACAGGCTAGTAGATACAGAGGTAAATCGTGTTGAGGATGAATCATTCAAGAGATTCTGCAAAGAAACAGGTGTAAAAAGAGTTATGAGAAATGAGGAAATGGATTCCAGAACTTGTAGTATATGCGCCGGGGTAAATGAAAATGTATATGATCTAGAAGATGCACCAGGATTACAGCACCCATTATGCAGAGGGTATAATACTATAGTTGAATAAAATAATGCTTTGAGGTGAAATTGTATGACTAATGAAAATTTAATTAAAGCTAATGAAATTAAAAAAGAAATAAAAGAATTAGAGTTATTTATATGGAATGCTGAAAGTGTTTGGACAGGAAAGATTATAAAAAAAGAAACAAAATATATTTTTAAAGCTAATGCTTATGGTGCAATGGCCTCTGCAGAATTTAACATGAATACAGAAACAAAGAACAAAGTTTTAAATGTATTAAAAGAGCACTTACAAGATTTAAAAAACCAATTAAAAAGTTTGTAATTAGAGTCTTAGAAAACTAAGGCTTTTTATTATGTCCTTAATATGACTCTAAACTGTTTAAGCTCGTCTTGTGGGCATTTTGTGTACAAGGGGTGCAAGTATACCAAAATAATAAAAATTTGTGTCCTAGGGTAACACACTTAGTCTAGGGGATAGGAGAGAATGTATGTTAAAGAAAGATTTGTTAGAAAAAATAAAAAACTTAAAAGATGATGAGGATATTAACACCGCCTTAGTTGGTACAGATATAGAAACTCAATTTAAAACAAGCGGGGTAACCTTGGATGCTTTTAAAGAGAAAATGAAAACAGACAAAGATTTTAAGGCTTACACAGAAAGCGAAAACGATAAGTATCACACTAAAGCCCTTAAAACTTGGAAAGAAAATAACTTAGAAAAGGAACTTGAGCCATTTATGTTGGTAAAGTATCCTGACATGGTTACTGATCCAGTTAAAAAGGAATTAGCGGAAATGAGAAAAGAACTTGAAAAAGAAAAATCCTCAAACGCAAGAAAAGACTTACTTAGTGAAGCAATGAAGTATGCTGCAGAAAAGAAATTGCCAGCTGGCTTTATTGATAAATTTTTAGGTGAAGATTTAGACACTACAAAAGCTAATTTAGATGTATTGGCAACTGATTGGGCAAAGGGTCTTGAAACATCAATGAATGAGAAGTTTAAATCCAGTTCGTACGTTCCTGGCGGAACAGGTCCGGATGGAGTTAAAACTAGTATTGGTGCTGCAATGGCTGCACAAAACAATGGTACAAAAACTGCTCCAAGTGATCCTTGGGCAACAAAATAAGGAGGAATATTAAATGTTTAAAAAAATAACTTACACAAACGAAATGGAAATATTATTTTCAGAAGCAAATTTAGTATGTTTTTCAGGAACAGTATTATCAGCAGGTGTGGTAGCAGATGCTGATGGAAAGAAATATGTTCCCGCAGGTAGTTTTATTGATGCTACTGGAGCAGTAGTAGTTGAAACTGGAACTGCTGGAAGTGAAACTTTAACAAGTGCTCCAGTGGGAGTTTTATATCAAACTGTAGATGTTACAAACGGTGATTCACCAGCGTCTATAATGGTAGAGGGTTACTTAAGAGCCGATAGAGTATTTGCTGGAGTAGCAGACGCGGCAGTTGTATTAATCAAAGCAGCATTAACAGAAATAAAATTTAGATAATAGAGGAGGAATAATAATATGCCAAAATTAGTAGAAGTATTTAACACATTAGAACTTATAAATTATTTCAAGGAAAGAGTAGCTGTACCAATGTTAGGAGAAGCACTATTTCCTGAAAAGAAAATTCAAGACATAGAATTTGATATGATCTTAGGACGCGGTGGTCTTCCAGTTAGTGCAAGCGTACATGCTCTAGATACAAAAACTCAATTAGCTAGCAGACAGGCTATTGAAAAGGGTGTTCAAAGTTTGGCTCTTATCAAAAGACAAATTAAGATCACTGAGAAAGAGTTAATTAAAATTCAAAATCCTCGAAATGATGCTGAGTTAGCATTTGTTTTAGCTCAACTTTATAAAGATGCGGATAAAATGGAGGAAAGTATCAGAGTAAGAGCCGAAGCGATGAGAATGGAAGTTATTTCATCGGGTAAAATTGCAATAAATGAAAACAATGTTGCTGTTACTATAGATTACTTAGTGCCATCTGAAAATAAATTGCCTTTTAACTGGTCCGCTCCAACTACTGCTACACCACTTATTGACTTAGAGACAATTGCTACTGCAGTTGAAACATCATGTGGAAGTAGACCATCAAGAGCAATGACTTCAAGAAAAGTAATGAAAGCTATTTGTGCATGTACTTCAATCAGAAAAGCCATCTTTGGAACTAACTCAGACAAGCTTGTAACTTTAGCATTACTTAATGATTTATTATCACAATCTGATCTACCAATTCTTTTAGTTAATGAGGGAAAATACAAAGTAGAAACCGCTACAGGATATTCAACGGTAAGATACTTCCCTGAAAACATAATTTCAATGTTTGGAAGTTCTGAACTTGGAGAAACAATCTATGGATTAACTGCTGAAGAGGTTAAACTTATTGGTGACGGCAATATGGAAACTGCAGGCATGGTTGGAAATATATTTGTTGGAACTTACACAAGTGTAGATCCAGTAGCCGAGTTTACCAAAGCAGCAGCAACTGCAATTCCATCTTTCCCACATGCAGATGAATTGGGAATAGCAACAATAACACTTTAATACTAAGGAGGATTGATTTCCTCCTTTTATTTTATATAGAGGGAGGTATTTATGGAGCTTAGTAAAGACCAGAGAAAAGCTATATTAACGATTAAAAATTATTTAAATATAGGGCCTAATTTAAAATATAATGATGAATATATGATGGTAACATTTGAACTTGCTATTGATGAGCTAGTTGAAAGCTCTTTAGCTATTAAAGCAATGAAAGCAACTGGAATTAAATCTAAGAGTGATGGAGTACAATCTGTTACATTTGCTGATGGTATTGAAGCATGGTCCATAACTGATAATGTGAAGATGCTTTTACCTTTGCCATTTGTAAGGTTAATGGGGTGATGATATGAGTGTGTTATTTAAAAATGCCAGTATAACTTTGTATAATAGGTATTATGATTTTTCAAGTGGATATGATCTATATCAGAGGACTGTTATAAAAGGTGTTAACTGGAATGGTATTAGGAATGCTACAGTTAGCAGCAATGGCTTATTACTAGCTGATTCCATACGTATTATTTTAGATAAATTAGAAAATTATATTTCTCCAAAACAGTTTGCAAAATTGAATGATAATGAAAGAGTAAATTATTTTACTTTAGCTATAGGCGATAAGATCGTAAAAGGTGAAATTGACTTTGAAATTTGGGGTATTAAACCTAATTCCATTGCTGATTTAGAAAATAATTATAATGATGTAGTAAATATAATGTCTTCCCGGGAACTTTCGGATCATTGGGAGGTGGAAGGTAAGTAATGGGTTCAACTATAAGAATAAATATGAACTCCACCGCTGCAATTATGGCTAAAAGAAAATTGCAAAATAATGGACCTGCGCAAGTGCTTTTTACAAAAGAATGTGCTAAAGCGTTTAACAATTATGTTCCCCTTGATACCGGTAGACTTAAGGATATGATGATTACTATAGAAACCGCTAGAATTATATACTCAGCGCCTTATGCATCAAAACAATTTTATAATAACAAGGGTATGGGAAAACAAGGTGATGCAGCTGGTGGCAAAAGGGGAAAGCAATGGGCTTCGCGCGGTTGGATTGATAATGGAAGCAAAATTGTAGAAACCATTGCTAACTTTTGTGGAGGTGTTAGCGAATGATTATAGAAAGCGTAAGAAATTTTATAAGAAATATGTCTTGTTTGGAAACTTTTAACAATGCTATTAGAGTAAATGTAAATTATTTAGAACCTAATGTAGATAATTACTCTTTAGAGGAAATGCCAATAGAGCCTATTTTAAAGAAATATGTTAATGGTGATAGTATTAGACAGTATGCATTTCTTTTTACAAGTAGAGAGCCATATAGTAGTGATGTAATTCAAAATATAGATAATTCAGGATTTTATGAAAAGTTTGCAGATGAAATTGAAAATAAGAATGATAATGAAATATTCCCTATACTAGACGCAAATTTAGAGGTTATAGAAATTAAAGTAACTAGTACAGGGTATGCCTTTGCAGTTAGTGAAGATACAGCTCAATATCAAATTCAGTTAAGACTAAAATATTACAAAAAACAAGGAGGAATTTAACATGATACGTAAAAGAAAAATACAAGCAAACTATTTGAAAGTAGCAGAGGCATTTGAACTATTAGGAACAGGCTTCACAGAGCTAAATGAAAGCCCTAGTGCTCAAACAAGTTCTAAGAGGTACATTAATCAATCAAGTGCAACTCAATCAGTTACAGGCTATGAATGGGGAACTTCATTCAATGCGGATCAAATAGTATCTGAAAATGCTATTGAGCATATTAGAAACATTGGAGAAATGCAGTTAACCGGTGGGGATACAGAAACAGAATATGTAATAGTTGATTTAGACCAAGCTGCATTGACTCTTGGCTTTAGAGCTAGAAAGTTTAATGTTGCTGTAGCGGTGGATTCATTTGAAGACAACGACGGTGAACTTGGAATCACTGGAAATTTCTTAGGATTAAGTGATCCTATATTAGGAACATTTGATACAGCACTTAAAACATTCACAGAAGGATTTGTACCAGCAGTATAGGAGGGATTTAATTGAAAATTAATAACGTTGAATTAGAAGATATAGATATATTGGATGCCGATGTGGCTGAAAGGTATGAAAATGCATTAGAAACTGTAAATGGAATCGCTGAGAAAGTCAAGGGTATGAAGAGCTCAGAAAGTATTAGAATTCAATGTGCCGCTATATTTGGTGTCTTTAATACTATATTTGGTGCAGGTACTGATAAAAAAGTATTTGGGGAAATAGTTAATCTGTTGATTTGTATAAAAGCTTTTGAAGAATTAATCCTAATAGTAAATGCTAAAGAGGAAGAAGTTCAAAAACTATTCAATAAATATTCTCCAAATAGGGCCGATAGACGCTCTGCAAAATAATGAATATCTTAATTGATTTATTACCCAAAGAAATTGAAATTGAGGGCATAGAATATAAAATAAATTCAGATTTTAGAAATTCTATGCTCTTTGAATTAATGATGTCAGATAATATGTTAGATGATAATCAGAAAATAGAACAGGCCTTAAAACTTTATTACCCTAATATTCCGCAAAATATTGATTTAGCAGTAGATCAATTGCTTTGGTTTTACAGATGTGGTAAAGATGTGGTTAAATCAAGTGGAAGTGGTAAAGGCAAGAGTGCACAGATTTATGATTTTAATTTTGATGATGATTATATCTACAGTGCATTTTTAGACCAGTATAACATTGATTTACAGGACATTGAGAACCTACACTGGTGGAAATTCAAAGCTATGTTTAAATCACTAAGGGAAGATAATGAAATAGTAAAAATAATGGGTTATCGTTCTATGGATTTAAATAAAATTAAGGATAAAGAAGAAAAAGCACATTACAAAAAAATGAAAGATTTATATAAGATACAGAATAATATTGGCCAAGATGAAACTGAAAAACTTAAGCTTATTCAAGAAGCACTCCAAAAAGGCGGAGATTTATCTAAACTATTGTAAATTTATCCTATATATGCAATAATCAAATTATATTGTATAGGGGGTAATCACATGCAGTGTTCAAAGTGTAAAAGTGAAAATGTATCTGTTCAGGCAGTAACAAATACAAAGACAACGACTAAACATAGAGGATGTCTAGGGTGGCTCATATGGATTGTATTAGCATGTTGTACGTTAGGGCTTATTATTATAATCCCACTTTTAACTAACTCAAAAACAAAAACTAAAACAAAAACACATAGTGAAGCGGTGTGCCAAAATTGTGGCCACAGATGGAAAATTTAAAACATATTTATAAAAAGTACCTATATTAGGTGCTTTTTTATTTAATAAATAAAAAGCCTACTAAATAGTAAGCTTTAAATAATCTAATAACAATTTTTCTATAATCTTGCTTGCATCTGTATTCTCTTTAACTGCTTGGATTTTTAGTTGTTTGATAACCTCTTCATCAAGACTTGTAGTGAATTTCTTTCTCATAGTATCACCTCAATAAATATTATATCATTAGTACGTATATATGTAAATAAGTATTGACGTATACGTATATACGTAGTATAATTACAAGTGAGGTGATAGTTATGGATAATAGGTTTTATGTTTATGAACATATAAGATTAGACAATATGACATGTTTTTATGTGGGGAAAGGAAGAGATTACCGAGCATATGATAAAAGGAGAAACAAACATCACAATGACATTGCCAATAAACACGGATATGCTATTGTAATTATAGCTGATAATTTATCAGAGAAAGAAGCCCATTGGTTAGAAAAAGATTTAATTGACCAATACGTATTTGAATTTGGATATGGTATTAATATAAGAGGTTACAGAAATTATGATGATGAATGTTATTTAACAAATGCAACATGGGGCGGAGAAGGTCAAAGCGGAAGTAATTCAGGCATTGATAATTGGCAAGCTAAAAAGGTTATTTGTTTAAATAATAATGAAATATTTGAAACAATTACTGATGCTTGTAAGAAATATAATTCAAATCCTGTAAATGTAGTTAGTTGTTGTAAGCATAGAATTAAATTCGCAGGGAGTTTGAATGACAAACATTTGGTATGGATGTATTACAATGAGTATTTAAAACATACCAATGAAGAAATTGATACTATTTTAAAGAATGGTATAAAAAAGAAAGGGCATCAATCACATAAAATAATATGTACAACTCTTCTGAA